TGTATAAACTTTGCACTCCAATCAAATCTACTAACGTTGTGACAACACTTTTTGTTGGGTCAATTTGAGATAATTTATTTGAAGAAGATGATAATTCATCAGACTCAACTTGCAAATCACTAAATCTTTTAAATCCTGATGTATGATTTAAAGATCCAACAATATCATCCCATTCTTTTATTTGAATTTTTGATTTTATAGCGTATGAGAATGCATGATAGTAATTATTATCATGTATACGTTGTAATTCATCATTTAAAAATCCTGTATTAAATTCCCAACCATTCTCAACCTCTGAGAAATAATCTAAATTATATTTACCCTCAAATTTTACAATTTCTTTTATTAAACCTTTTGCTCCAGTTGGTGATGCATATGTTTTTCCAGATTTTCTTTCACCTCTAAATCTAACTTGTTCAATAACTTGATCTTTTTCAAATTCTCTATTACTTTCAACAGTTAAGTATTTACTTGAATTATCCCAGTTAAAAACTTCTCCCTTTATTTGAGTTCCACTTGAATCAAAACTTTCTACTTCATCACCAATTCTAAAATTATTAGGTTGTAATTCTATGTCGAACTGTGGGAACCATTTATCAGGAATAAGTGTGGCTACTGAATTAACGACATCAAAAATACCGGGATACTGAACATTTTTTGATAAGTAATCTGACATATCATATTTCACAGTTCCGATTCCACCATAGTTAGGAGTGACCTCTGTTATTTCAAATCTTGCAAAATCATAACCAGAAGAATTAAATCCAAGAGCTGTTGATCCGATTCCTACACTAGCATTTTCAACTAATACCTTATCACCAACTGTAAATGGGAAAGGATCTATAAATGTTCCTGAAAATCCAACAATCCCACTAAAAGGTTTTTTAATTGTTGCTGTGACATGTTGGCCATCGTTATCATAAACAAGATTTGAAACTCGTATACCATTTGAATTATTCACTGGAATAATTGTTGGAGTTGCATTGTTCATTGATTCACTATTTTCAAGAATCTCGACAAATAGTTCATCAGGTCTATGTCTTAATTTAAGATCAGTTACCTCTTTTTTTGTAACTCCATCTAAAGTAACTAAACTTGGATTTTGAATATATCCCACTCCCAAAGATGTAATACCTATAGATTTGAATCCAGTCAAAGGAGTTATTCTTAAAATTTGAGGAAAAATAACCTCTGGTTGTAAAGTAGTATCAGATGGATAATCAAATCCAATATTTTTTAAAGTTGTTTTTGTAACTTTTCCTATGTTTGAACTAAATGATTCAAGAACAACTCCAGCACCAACGTTAGAAGTTACAGTTGTAATACCCGGAACTTGCAAATATCCTCCACCACCATCAATTACAGTGATTTCTTTCACTCCACCATAAGCTGTTGTGGATATAGTTGTGTATTTTAATGATGAATCTGATGATGTAAATGATGAAACCTCTGGTTTTGAATCCACATCATATGTGAATGTTGTAGACCCTGTTGAAACAACTTTATAACTACCACTAAATTTGCTTTCTTGAATTATTATTTGATTGTTTAAATTAATTTCATCATCTATAACTGCTTGTCTATTTTCTGGTTTATTTTCATTTGTATTAATAGGATTTAATTTATAAAATAAAAGTTTTGGTGTATTGGATTTTATTTTTAAAGTTAATTTAGCGTTAGCAACACCAACAGTCCCTGTTCTTGTTACATCAAATAAATTAGTTGATCCTGTAGTTTCAAACTCTTTTGTAAACGCATTATCATGATATAGTTTTAATTCAAATGCTGGTAGGCTAGTTGTATTTTGAATGTAAGCGAGTGATGAATCAGACAAATCAAAATTAACTGTAGATCCTCTAAACAATTTGATTGGTGGATTAACTGGTGACAGAACTCCTGCAGTTGTTATGGCTACTTTAACAAAATCTGGTTTTGATTTTGTTACCTCATATTGATTTTCAACAAGGGATATTTTATCACTATTAATCTCATAAACATAATACTCTTTGTCATTTACTAATGAACTAACAGATCCTGTAAATGTATGAATAACTTTTTGACCGGTTGACAATCCATGATTTGGAATATTAATTGTATTTGGAATACCTGTGGGTGAAGTTGCAGACGTAATACCGGAATCATTGAATGAAAGTGGATTAAATATAGTTTTTCTATTTGCAGAATTATATTTAACAATTACATCTGTTGAAAGTCCAGATTGAGCATCTATTATCACAGTGTCATTATCTAATAACCCATGAGTTGCAGTTCCGACAACACTTACAAAATCTCTTTTTATTTCACCGGTTATAACAGGGAACTGAGTTTTTAAACTATGATTTGTTCCCACACCAGTATTCATGAAATATAATAAACTTTGAGTTCCAAGACCTGCAACATCACTTATTGTTTCACCTAAACCTACAAATCCACCGGTGCTACCAATACCAATTTTTACCGTGGATAATCCTATAAAGTCATTTGATATTCTACCAACAAATAAAGGTGCATTTTGAACTAGAGTTTCATCATTTTGAGGAACAGCTCTTTGGAATTTGACATTAAAGGCAGTTTCATTTGTAGCATTTAATTGATAGGTTACAATATCACCAGTTAGTAGTCCATGATTAGGTAAATAAATTGCTCTTGATGGTATGAATATTTGAGTTTTACCTGCACCGGGATTTGAAATCTGTCTAAAAGTTCCTACACCAACTGCAGCAACATCAGCAGGTGTAGATATTCCAACTACCTCTTGTGGGTTAAAATAATACTGCCTATTTTTTCTCGTAATATAAGTGGTGTTAATTCCAGTATTAAATGAAAAAGTTCTAGGAATCTCCTCTAATATAACTGTTGCAGTGTGAGAAACACCAGTGGTATTATTAGCAGATCTTAAAACTCTTAAACGCTTTGATAATTTATCTACATTTAATACTTTAACATGTTCTGTTCCTACACCTACTTTGAATATATCATTCTCTCTAATTGATCTTAAATCACCTCTAACCGAGAAAAATGTTATAATTCCAGTATTATTTGGAATATCAATATTTTCTGCTAATTCAAGTTTTACTGAGCTTATACCGATGTTGTAGGTTCCTTTTAAATTTGAATCAGTTGTAGATAAACCACCTACATTTACTAGAGTATCGTTTCTAAATCCAAGGGTAGTAGTTGCGATACCGACAAATGTATCTTTTCCGTTAGGATAAAATTCTATATTCGTCCTTGTATCTGCAGAGTGATTTACTTCTAATATATCTGAACCTGATATTAAACTAACTTCAGCGGTTGCTTTGAAAGATGACTTTATAGAATCGTCAAATATAACTTTATCTTTTATTTGATAATTATTACCCTCAGATAATATACCAACTTTAGTAACGCTTCCTTTCTCTGCAAAGTTTATAGTTGAACTTTGATCTACAAAATTATTAGATTGTAGAAAATAATCATAACCACTAAAATCTTTGTTTAAAGAATATGGATAAGTATTCCTTATGATATTAGATCCTAAAATATCAAAAAAGTCTTGGCCTGAGGATCTTAAAAAATTAAAATTATTTGGTTTTGAATTATAAGAATCACCAATTAAATATGGAAATTTTGGTTTTTTGAAATTTTTAAATATACCATCTGATGCGGGAGTTGTATCTAAAGTTGCAAAATATGCATATGTTCCATTAGGAAATTCTGGAGTTACGCAAAATCTACCGTTATTTTCATCTAATATTGTATCATCAGTTGATGGTCTAAAAGTAAAATCCTCTACAAAAAATTCCGGTGGAAATACGCTTGTGGGTGGTCTGTTTTCTTTTTTAGTTGATTCATCAACATAACCAGATTGTAATTGAACTATATTTCCACCAGTTTTATTAACAAATCCATATGGGCCATAAATTGGATTTCCATCATAAGCATAACCTAAAATTGGTGAATGAGCGTCACTATTAGATTCAACACCATTTATTAAAGTTAAATCTTTTTTACCATATAATATTTTTCCATCAGCAGCTGATGCATATGTTATTTTTCTTAAATTTCTTGGTGCATAAGCAACAGAACATTGTAAACCATAATCAGGATTTACAGGTTTACTTATAAAAATATCATCATCATTTAAATTAATTAAATTTTTTGCTACTTCATTTACTGTCCATTTTTGTATTTTTGGATCTACTTTTATACCTTTTCCAGCTGGATCAATTCTTATAAATGTGCTTGATACACCATATCCTACACCACCACTTTGAATATTAACAGATATTATATTACCCGAAGAGTTTAATTCTGGTGTAAGTTTTGCATCCGTTCCAACACCCAATACGACAAGATCAGGTGGTGAGTTATAATCTGTTCCTCCGTAACTCACACTTACATCTACTATTCTACCACCTGAAACAACTGGAGTTAAAACAGCATCTTTTCCAGAATACAAATTGATTTCTGGTTGACGATTAAAGTTTAATATTTCAGACGCACCATATCCTACTCCCGTGTTACTTAAGTTTATGGATGTGATTTCCCCTCTAACAATTGGTTGAACCACAGCCTCATATGTTTTTCCTGCTATTGAAGATAAACCAACCTGACCTATTACTTCTACATTTATAGGTGGATAATTAAATTTATGTGTTCCTAATCCAACACTTCTTAAATCATTATATTGTTTTGTATCAAAATAAAAACTCTTAACTGTTGTGCCAACACCAACATTTGATAATTTAAAATTATCTTCATCCACCGTGGTAACAAAATAATCTAATGACGTAGATAATCCATCAATTCCAGTACCATCAAATGAGTATCTAATTATTTCACCAGTGTTAAAATTATGATTTTTTATTGAAATAGAATTTAAAGCTGTATTAACTCCGATTGAATTACAAGTTTTTTCCTTATTTTCATATCCAACACCACTATCAAGTAAAACGATTGAACTTAATATCGCTTTACCGTTTAACGATTTAAACGCTTGAACACCTGATCCAAAATTTGTAATAGATATGGTGCCTACACCTGATACAGCTTCATCATATGTAGGGTGTAATTTTATTAAATATTCACTTTGACTTGAAACATAATATATTGATTCTGTCGATAAACCAACTAATGGAATGCCTCCCAGAGGGTCATATACGACTCTCTCACCCGTCCTAAACTTATGATAGGTAGTAAATCCTATTGATGATGTATTTACACCTGCACTACTACTTGAAACAGATCCAATATTTACAGTGCCTAACCCTACACCATTAGCATTAAATACTGATTCATGAGGAATTGAATTTAATTTAGCAACAGCGTTCGCATTTACTCCATTTCCACCTGTAATCTTTATTATAGGTTGTTCAATATAATCAAATCCTGAATCTAATATTCTTATCTCTTTAAATGAACCTTTAACTGCACATGTGCCTGTAGCTCCAGAACCAACATTATCAGTAATTGATAATAATGGTGGATTTATAACATCATAATCATTACCACCATCTAATACGGTGATATCATTTAAATTTCCATGATATACTATATTTTTTGATTTATAATTTAATATCTCAACACCATCTATTAATATACCTGTGTATCCGGGATTTGTTTTATAAGTTTTACCATCACTTATTGGTGTTGAAATTTCTCTAAACAGCTTTTGGGGTTCAATTAATTTTTTATTGAATTCAAATTTTTCAATATCATTCGATGTTATTGTAACATTATCCTCACCGTCAGGTGTTTTTACTTTTACAAAAATATCGCTGTTTATGTCCGATTGACTTCTTGAAAACTTTACATTATTGCCATCAATTCTTTTTACAAAATACAATCCCTCATCAAATATTTGACTTGATATAAATTCTTGATTTATTACTGTTCCATCAGGTAATATTGTCTTTAAGTTTGTTTTTTCAGGAGTATAATAAACAGCATCACCAGTATAATAATTATGATCAACTTGATCAGTAATTTTTATTAATTCATCATTTTTATTATATGTCCCACTAAAAGTAAATTTTTGAAATTTTGGATTTAATTTTGTTAAACCTGAAAATGGTAATGATGAAGAAGCTACTAAAACTTTATTTGAATTTTCATCAGGTGTAATGAACTCATGAGGAAATGGTACATGTTTTGCACCAACCATTTTTTTATCTTTGTGAACATGAAATGGCCCATAATATGGAACACCTTTAACAGTTCCTATATCCGGTGATAGATAAACATTTTGAACGTTTGCTGCAAATTTATTAAGATTTGGATGAATATCAGAATCTATTTTTGATAATCTTCTTGTTACTTTTGTTACTTTTCGGGGGTCAGATATTCCTGTTCCAGTTATTAAACAAGTATTTTCGTCAAAAACATTAGTTACGATATATTCTTTGTTAGATACTGGATCAAAACTTGATGTAATTTTATCACCCCATTGAGATCCTGAAGCAAATGTTTCATGTGTTGTTATTTTATCACCAATTCTTAAAATATTGACATCTTGTGTGACCAGTTTAAACGTATTGTTCACTGAATCTATAATTTCAAGAGATTTTACAACATAACTTTGAACTGTATTAAATAACCAGTTATTTTCCTTAAAATTTGAACCTATTTTACCTAAAGATTTTATTTTTATTTTTGACCCTTTCTTTTGATAGTAAGTATTTGTTGGAATTTGAATATCTTTTAAAACTGATCTAATTTTTACTCTAATACCGTCAAGGAATTTATCATCAGCAGCGTATGCAAAGGTATCTTGTTCAATTGAAGTATTATCAGAAATTGTAACTCCGATTCCAGTGGTATTGATTCCAATAAATTGATTTATAGTTTTTTCTGAATATGTGCATACACCAGTTGAACCATCTTCATCAATAAATGTTAAAGTTCCTGAATTAGGAAATCCTAAAGTTGAATCAACATCAATAAAAGTTTGTCCTACACCAACCTGCCCGATAACTTTTGTTTTTGCATGTTGAGAAAAATTACCATATATTAAATCCGTAGATGCATCTGGAGATACTTTAGACCCATCTAAACTTACCTTATAGTAAGTGTTTGTAAGTATTCCAACTGATATTTTTTCAACAGATGCTACTGGAGCGTATGCTTTTGAAATATTTTCAAATTGATCTTGAAATAAAGTTTTATTTACCAAATCATTTGGATCTCCCTCTATCAATTCAACCACCAAATCTTTGGTAATTCTATAATTTGCGTTAGATGGTGATATGACATTATCAATTGGTTTTATAACCTCTACTTTTTCACCGTATAAAGCTCCAAAAAGTATTTTAAATGATTCATCAGTGCCTCGTGTTGAATAAAAATCTTTTGATTGTTTTAAAAATGTAGATTGATTTAGTTTTGGATCTAAATCTTTTTGAAATCCATATAAAAATTGATTTTTTACTTTTTTTAGGAACTGTTCCAAAAATAAAACACTTAAATTTTCAACTTTTGTATTTCTTTCATGATTTTGCGAAAAAGATGATGAAAAAACAAGATTTTCGGGATTATCGGGATTAGAATATGAAGTTATGCCTGTAAAACCTCTTGTACATCTTACAAAACTAACATTTGTTTTACTTTGGTATGTAATTATTTCGTCATTTATCTTTATTAAACCATTACTTTCTGGAAACCCTTCAGTATTTGAAACAAATATTGTTCCTGTTCCAATTCCAGCATATTTTGTGGTATTAGTTGATTTTATGACATTAGCATTTTCATTTAATTTTATATAATTATCAATATTATTAATTAAATCAATAGGCCCACCTTGATATTCTTGGCCAAGATAATATCTTGATAAAAATTGACCGATCGCAGGAAATTCGTCCTGCACATATACTGGCAGTTGACTTTTTACAATCTGACTTAATTTAACTCTCTTTTCGGTCATCTATCTTACGATATTTCTGTTTGAGTAACTTGTTGAAATAGTGTAGTTTGTGCCTGAAGGATCAATACCAGATGAAATTTGATCAACGACAGTATCAACGACACTACTATCTAGTCTTAAATAAAGATCCTGTAAACCAATCACATCATTTGATTCTGGTATGGCAGAAATTTCTAATATCTGCACATTATCCTTTTCTTTACCTGATACAATATTTATCGGATCCAAAGTGATGCGTCCTATTTCATAATTTATGACTCCAATATTTCTTCTTTGAATTACTGGAGTTGAAGTTCCTACATTTAATGAAAATAAATTAATCGTTCCTGTTTTTCCATTTGAGTTTGGTACGTCAAATAAGTAGACTTCAACATTAATTCCAGAAACACGAAAACCACACGTTCTAATATTAAAACCATTCATTGATTTAATATGAAACTTATTTCCAAAATCAATCGCATATTCAGCTGTTTCTAATATTGCTAATCGAAGATCTCTTCTTATCTCAATAGTCGTTATGTTTGATGTAATTGATTCATGACTCTGATCAACTATCTTAAGAAATTTACTATATTTAAATCTTGCACCATATCTATTTAATTCAGATGATTCCGAATATTTTTTAATATTTGTTTGAACCCTAGTCCCTACAAATGATGGACTTGGTGATAAATTGGTATTGTAATAAACATTAGTAAATGTTTCTAAAAACAAATATTTTAAATCAAGTATCTCTGGCACTATTCCTGCCACAGAATATTTTTTAAGATCTCTTTTTATATTTTGTTTAATTAGATTTGGAACAAAATCACCATTCCTTGGTTTTATACTAATAAAAACTTTTCCATATTGTGGTGGGACAAGATCCTCACCGCCAAAAACTGATATTGATTCTGCTTCTGGATAAATTTTGTTTGGAATCAATACCTCATAATCGTTAGCACTTAAAGCTCTATTTTGTGTTGCATATATTTGTGGAGCATATTTCCTTACGGAGTCTATACTTTCAATTGATTCTCCTCCACTTGAAGGTGAAAGTGGTGTAATTAAACTAATTCCAGATGTTACGTTTATTTCAACGGAATTTCTTATGTAAGTAAGTCGTCCAGCAAACGAAAAATTAGTAACACCATTTGCATCAGCTCCTGAAGTAATTATTGATCTCGCTTCAACTATATTTCCATCCTGTAATTTTTTTCCAAATATGCCATCACCAAAAATTAACTCATATTGTTCTCCAGTCACCTCTTGAAGAAAGTATATATTTGAAGATCCATCTATTACTCTGTTAAAATTTTCATCAAATAAATTATCTTGCCTTTGATATTTAACACTAATTGAAGAATCGGTGGATGGTTTGACTTTAACAGTAAGAGTATCTAAATCAACACCCGTATTTGGTAATATAAATTTTTGGTTTGGATTTCTTGAAGAATAAACAAATACATTTTCAAGTAAAGTGCCCTCAAATATTTCTAAATCTTCAAAAATTGCAACTACGTCACCATCTTGTCTAATAACAGGTGCCGTAACATCCTCTGGTATGCTGAAAACATAAGATTGACCTCTAAATTGACCTCCACTTGTCGCAATAGGCCCTGCTTTAAGTGTAATACTTGAAGGAGATGGTGAAATTGAAGCTACATCAACAGAAAAATTAACTTTTACTCTTGATGATTTCTTTGAACGGGGTACATATCCAATATTTCTTGCTAATGCAACAACATTTTCTCTTAAAGTTGCAGAATCAATGAAAACTTCGTTCGCAACCATATTGGCATTGTAAGAAGTTATGTAAGTATTATAAGCGAGAACATCTAAAATTGAAGAAAGGTTGGATCCTTCAAAATCATAGTCAGTAAAATTAGAATTATTTTGTAAGTAATCCTTTAAAGATTGTTTTATCTGGTCAAAATCCAGATTTGCGAAATTTACAAGTGACATTTATCTAGTTGGCTGCAGAACAAAATCTAATTGTTGTGGAGGAGAATCAATTCCTGTAACAAAATATACAATTGCGACGTTCAATGCGTTGTCATCATAGTCTGGTGTCACTTTTACTGAGATTAAATCAACTCTTGGTTCAAAATTTGTGATTGAACGATTGATTTCATCTCTCACAGCAAGTGCAACTGAACCGGTAATATTCTCAAAAAGTGATTCTGATATCCTAGATCCAAAATTTGGATTAAAAAACTTTTCACCGGGTCTTGTAAATACAATATTTCTCAAAGAACGAGCAATTGCACCATTATCTTTAATTGCAATAAGGTCATTAGTGATAGGATTTCTACCAAATGACATACTTATATCCTTAAATCCTTGATTTACTCGTTCTATCGGCATCTAAGTACAGTTGATCTAACTTATTTATACTCGATTATCCTAACTCTGGTTCAATATTGATTTCAACATTGCCAGCTTTTGTTTCTTTTGCTGTTTTCCAGAAATAATTCTCATCATTTCCAAGGCCATCACGGTCATGTCCGTTCTCAA